CTCAAACGTAACTGTAAAGCTAGTTTGCGTAACGCCTTGCGCTACGCTATAGCTTACTCTTGGGGTGTTGTCTGCAATATTAATAGTCATGGCGAAACCTTACCTTGTAATTAAAAAACCATCAACGCACAATTAGAACCGCTTTGCTGTAAAGGCATTACTTGCCTCATTCATGTAGTCTTTCCATAACCACAATCTTGCTAATGGCATTGAACGCATAATTTGTTTAGCACCCTCGCCATAATTACCAGTAACCAAGTCACTAACACCCCTGCCAATATCTAAGCCAATACTAGGGCCAGCACCAAGTACGCCTACAGCCGCATCAGCATAGTTTTCTTTCTGGGGAAACTTAGGTTGCAACAAGCCCATAGATATATCAGGCCCACCAAGAGCAAGAGATGTGTGCATAGCTGTGTAAGTAATGTCTGAGTACAATGCCGCCATACCAGACATATCAAATGACCTAGCTATCTTGTCTTCAATAGCCATTTCATCCATCACAAAATCTGGGTTCTTTAACTCAAGACCCATATAAGCCAAGCCCATAGATGCCGCTAATGCAACGGCACGATTTCTTGCCTGACCAGTAGCATAAGATGCTGTAATCTTGTTTACTGCCGCCAATGTGTATGAGTAGAACTGGAATGGCAAACCAAGCAATCCATTCTCAATGCGAGAATACCCACGAAACTTGGGGTCTTCTTTCATGCCAAAGTTTCTAGCAATACGATAAGGCACATAGGCAACGCCATCATTAATAATTGGTTTATCTGCTGGCGTACCCATAAGGATTGTATTCATAATCCCACTGTTCATTGATGAACGAAACTCTTTACGCAATGCTTGAGCATCAGTAGGCCACTTATCTGTGTTAGGCAAATACAAACCATTATCAGTTTGCTCGATAATCCCATCATCAACTAACTGTTTGATTTGTTTGGCTTTTGCTTTATCTATGCCATAACGAGCAAGATACTCAACTTCAAATTTAGTAGGCTTCTTGCCGCCACCAGCTACACGAACAGACATTTGAATTAAAGAATGGCCACGAACAATAGCATCCATCTTTTTCATAATGTTAGTCATTGGGGCTAGTAAGTTAGCTTGATAAAAGCCCCACTTAATTTTACCCATGTATTTCTGGTATGTTCCTTCTGCAAATGGATTGTTAGTAACATCATCCACAAGTCTCATGTGAGATTCGCCAGATATAACCTCAAGTATTTCCCCAGCTAATTTACCCTCAAACGAAGACATACGAACACGGCTATCTGATATTGTAGAGAACAATGCTTTGAACACGTCTTTTAGTTCATGTTCCATCATAATTTTGGCAAAGTCTGGTAGCGTAGAAAAACCAGCAGAACCTAAGTAATTAAGTTGTGCTAAGTCTCTTAATACTGTTGCGGCTCTTTGGTCTAATGCGTCTGGCTCTCTAAGAACAGTCCCTACAATTCTGTCGTGCAGATGCAAGAAATCACGCCTTACAGCGTTTATCTCGTTCATTGAGTTGCCAGCCGCCAGCATATCATCATCAATATCATCAAGAACATCATCAATGCTTTTGCCACCAAACATCTTGGCAAACTCATACTGTGGCGCAACTCTTTGTGTGTATGCCTTCATTACAGCAAGAGGGTCGTTCTGAATAAACTCATAGACCAAAGCATTAGGTATATCTAACTTTCTGTGTCTAAAGTGCTTAGATTTACCAGCACCATAATATGCGTTCATATCATTTGCTGGGTCAGACAAACCAATAATTTCGTCTATTGTTTCGTCAACACGCTTTTGAATTGCCTCTGGGTCTGTAGATAAATCTCTTTTAACTACGGCTGGCTGACGACTACGAATGTCTGGCAACTCTCTATCTAAGAAATCCATTGCCGCTTTGTTTACACGCATTTCCAAAGACACAATATCTTCTTTGTACTTTTGCTTTATCTTGCCATGATGCAATTCGTGAGCAATTACAAAGTCTTGGAAATCATTAAAGGTCTTAAACTTTTCTGAGTTATCCAGCATAAATTTAAGGTGATGCCATTGTACTGTAGCAGGGTCTAGCTGTGCTAAACGCTGTCTTGCGGCTACAGGGTCAGCCGCATCCTTCTTAATTTGCTCGTATCTTTTGAAGGCTCTCTGCTTGTTTATATAAACAATGCCTTTGTCATTATCAAAATAAACGTGCTTGCCCAAAATGGGTGAGCCACCTTGAGCGTCTAATACCTCTTCGGTGCTAGTTACAATTTGTTTTACATTAAATTGATTGCCGTAACGAGCCGCTATTTCTGTGTCTGATAGTTCAGATATGTTGCGAATCTGCCTACCTTCAAAAGCTAATGGGTTCTGCTCATATACAGTTGGATTTTTTTCGTACCAATCATACAAGATACGAGCAAACTCTTCTCTGCGTTCTCGTATAGCATCTCTATTCCAGTATCTAGGGAACATAAATTCTTCGTTTGTTGGCAAGCCAGCTTGTTCTTTTGCAACAGCTATTGCCATTTCATCATCAATGATAGCCGCTTCTATTCTAGCTTTTCTTGTGCGGAGTTGATTTAATCTATCTTGTTCTTTTGTTGACAAGCCTTGCTTTGACCTATCAGAAGCTAGTTCTCTTGACGTAATATCTAAGTCTAACTTTTCTAGCTGACGTTCTCTTTCGATAATCTTAGACTGTATTTTCTTTACATCACCAAGCAGACCCACTTCTTTTAGTTTGTCTTCCCAGTTTTTATAAAAATCTTGCAGTAACTTAATTGCTTCTGACTCAGCGTTACTATCGCCAGCTATATTGTTTACATACTTACGATTAGTTTCCGCTAAGAAACGAGTAAATGAACCATCAATATTAGAAAGATTTACATCGCCTTTTACATTGTAGCCTTTCTTTGTATGCTCACCATACTTTTCAAGCATCTTGCTATAAACTTGAAGCCATTCACCGTTAGCTGTTTGTGCATATTGATACACAGACTTAGGTGTAGCGATACCAAACTCATTCATCTTAAACAATGTGCCAGCATCGCCAGCCAGCTTAACCATAGTGGCTTTTACTGATTGAGGTACTTTACCCTGTATGACACGCTTGAAGGGCGTTGTAACGCCTTTATAGAGCCAAGAATCGGTATATTGGTTATCGACCATATCCCAAAAACCAACATCTTTTTTGCCAGAGTTGATATCTTCTGCTCTGCGTAAGCCCTGCTCAATGCGAACATTCTTTAATTCTATCTCTGCATCATTGAGGCTTATCTCTAGTGCGTTCTTTTTATTTAGAAACTCTTCTGTGGTTATTTTCTTTAACGCAATATCTTTGTCAGCTTGCTCTAACCCTCTTTGCAAACCTTCTATAGTCTTGGGCAATGATGTGCGTAATGAGTCAAGTTCTTCTGCTGACTTTGAACCTAGAGTTCTTGCCCCTCTTTGATTGAGCAGGGCTACATCTTCTGCTGTTGCATCACCTAATGCTCTGGTAAACTCATCTACTTCGTTCTGTGTTTTGGTTATTACAGAAGACCTGCGCCTAGCTGGTATAGAAACCAAACTGCCAATAGTGCCGCCAATAACAAAGGCAGAGCCAATGTTCATAGCCACTTCGCCTTTGGTTGCTAGAGGGTCAAATGGCGCACGAGCAACTTCTAGCCCTGCTTGCGTTAAACCAACACCAGCACCACTACGCATAAACTGTCGCCCAGCAGTAGCGGCCGCACCACCAAAAGGAAGTGCCACAAGATTAATAGGGTCAAAGATACCAGCACCCATACCCCACCAAAAGCCAGAATCAGCCATAACTTGTCTGCGTTTTTGGCCTTCTTTAATTTGCATCTTAAGGTCGGCCATGTGTTCTGGATTTAACGCATCCATTAAAACGTGCTGATACTCTTCATATCCTTTAATGTTATCTAAAGGATTGTAACCTTCTTGACGTTCTGAGCCGTATTTAAGTTGGTTGCCTATTGCATCAAAGATAGGTGCGTATTGATAACCCAATGTGGCTGGCACAGTATCACGCCAAAACTCAACAGGACGCTCTTGTTCAACGCCTTGACGAGCAAAAACATTTGAAGGAATGTATGAGCCAGCAGTTGTTTGCCACGGATTAATTGCCATTAAAAAGCATCCTCATAAAACGCACGAGATTCTTCTGCCGCAGTAATGTTAGCCGCTTTTTCTTTTGACTCAGTTACTTGAGTTTGCAGTGCCATTTGTCTGCTCAAAACAACCTCATCTTTTGCATCGTGTGTGCTTACAATTAATGGGCCTTTTTCTTTGTCATGCAAGAAGTCCAATGTACCGTCTTCTTTTACAACAGCAACCATGTATCTATAACTTTCAATAACTGTGTCCCTTGTTGTCCCGTCTTTTAGATTAAGGGTTACAGGTATTTGGTCGGGTTCAAATGAGTTCTGTGTAATAGGCACTAACTTAACCATTTGCGCTTTTACATAATCAGGCTTGTCTTCTTTTGAAAACAAATACTTACCTTCGCCAAAGTGTTCTTTAAGCTGTTGATTAACAACACGCATAAATATTCTTTGTTCTTTTTCATCTAATATTTTAGACAGCGCAAACATAGAGCGGTCTTGGTCAGGATTATGCCTATCAATAACAAGACCATCTGTTTCAAGATAATTTACTTCAAATGATGAGTTTACTTGGTCGTTAATTTCATCAAATGAAACTCTGCTACTAGCTAAATACTGCACAAGAGGCTTGGCTATTGCCCTCATATTGTAATCATTAGGAAACTTAGTCATAAGATATTCATCAACTAACTTATTACCGTCAGTTTCTTTTTCGTTTATTGAGCCAAAAACACGCCGAAGATTTGCGTTATTTCTATCAGGGTCATCTCTGTTTTCTTTTAGGCTAATAGCAAAATCAACAATACCTTGTGGGCCTCTTGTTTTTGTTAGATATGATATGGTTTGAAAAAAAGCATTTTGTTCTTGTGTTATGCCGCCTTGAACAAGCAATGCGTTTTTGTTCTTACCGTTTACATTTATAGAAGAAAGATTTTCCCAATGTTGCACCATTACTTTTAGTTGCTCATCTTTCATAGCATCTAAGTTAAATGCTTTTGTAAAACCATCTAATAAACTTTGTGGTATAAGCCCGTCTTTTTGAACTAATTTCAAAACGGTTGGATGGGTTTTGTTATCTTTTGTTAAAGATTGCTCAGACATCATAAAACCAGTCATGTCTGGATTTTCTAATCCTCTTAAACTTGGAACATCATTAGCAACAACTACATCAGCCGCATTTCTATTTACTTTATCTGTATTAGTTTTTGCGTGGCCTTTGTTGATTCCATCAACAGATAATTCTAGCTGAGTTTTTTTTCTGGTTGTTTCTACATCATTCGCCAAGTCAACCCTTAACTCAGTTGCTTTTCTAATAATAGGGTCAGGGTTTTCTTTGTAAGAATCTGAGTCTAAAATTTCTTGAACATAAGGACGTAAAGACTCTGGTACATCACTAAGAACTCTACCAGCAGATAAAGAACTTTCTATATCAGATGCAACATCAACATTCATAGCAATGTTTTTGCTATCCTGAGATTCGTCTTCTGATGCAATCTCAAAAGAAGCGTCAGCATTTACCACGCTTTGTAAGATGCTAATTGGAAGTGCCGCCTGTATATCTCTTATTCTTGAGCGTCTTTGTTCATCTGTAAAAATGTTAGCATCTACAGCCGTATTGAGGGCATTGATTTGTTCATCAATAACAGCCTGTATATGTTTTCTTGGTATTGAGTTTGCATCCATTAAATCAGAGCCAGCACCTTTGGCTATTGATTGAATGGTTTCAACAACAAATTGATTGTCTCTAGTTAAAGCACCTTGCTCTTGCTCTACTATAGTTTGTTGCCTTTTGGTCAAAAGATTTAATTTGGTGCTTGCAATGTATGCCGCACCAGTATCACGCACCATATTCTGAAAGCGTGAGTTAGCGTTCTTAGTCATTTGCCCAACGTAGTCTTCCATATCGACTGCGTATTTTTCTGGGCCTTGTGGGTCGTTTACATATTTAAGGTATGTTTCGTTTGCCTTGTCGCGTATCTCTTGTTCAATCGAGCGTATATATCTGCGGTCAAGTGTTTCTTCAAAAGCGGCTTGCGCTACTGTACCAAAACCAGCAGGTGCTTGGTACGCTATAGGCTGTCCTGTTGCTGGGTCAATGGTGCGTAAACGCTTGTCGCTCATATTCTCAGCGACTTCTTTACCAGCTTTTCTGGCTTGAATTTCTGCGCTTTGAAATGCTCTTGCAGTAAGTGTGTCTGCGGCTTGAGAGACAGTATTCCATAGCTGTTCTTGACCAGTGCTAACTCTAGTAACACCAATCTTTTGATTTCTAAATTGAATCTTCTCTCTAATTACGGCCATAATTGAATACTCTTTACGTTGTCTTTACTGAGCCATAGTCATGCAAACCAGAAGCTAAAGTTGTGATTGCTTGTATTTGGTAGCCTTTTCTTCTAGTTTCGCCTTCAAACTTAGCCATACGTCCTTGAAAAGCCAACTGTTGCCCCTCAACAAAACCCTGTGCATCTGAACGTGCTACGTCTGTGTAAGCTACTTCACGCTGTTTATTTAGAAATGCTTTTACTGACCTGTCACTTGGGTCGCGTCCAGAGAAGGCAAACCAAGCTAAGTTGCTTGCTCTTGCTGAATCGTATGCCGCCATCCTGTCATTATGGCGTTGCATTGTTTCAATCTCATTCTGCCTACGCTCTTGCTCATACATTGCTTGCTGTAAGCGACCTTGTTGTGCGGCCGCCTTACCAGCTTGCGTTTGACCATAAGCACTAAAGGCCGCCCCTGCTAAAGCTACGAATTGCCACATTAAAAAGATACCTCCGCAATAATTCCGTTAATTTGCAATGGTAACGGTGCTGTTTGAGTTATTGTAATTGTTGGGTCTTTGCTGTAACCAAGCAATCTAAACTCTTGCTTGCCTGTTACTGGCGTTCTGCCTAGAGCAAAGTTACTTGTTACAGTGCGTATAATTAATGGTTTTGAATTAACAGATACTGATAGAGTAGACAACAAATCAAGTGTCACTCTATTAATTGAGCGAGGCTCACCAGTTAAAGGGCCATTAGAAACAGTGGCATCAAGTGGCAATGTTTCTGCTTCTACATCAAACTTATATCCAATTTCAGCAGTGGTAATAGACTGCACAGCAGACACATCTACGTTGCCACTAGCTACTGTAAACTGTCCTAAGTAGTCAGTCCCATTAACCACATCCACAACTGCTCCGTCAGCAAAGTGACTAGATACATTAAAAACGCCAGCAGTTCCAGTAAAGTCATCTGAAAAGTCCAAGTTCAAATTAGAGTCAAACTCCATCAATACAAACTTGTCAGTACCAGCCCCTAAGTCATATTGACCAATAACAAACACTCTGTCATCTACTGTACAAAGTGAATGGAACTTTCCATTAGTAGTCCATTGCGACCAACCTGCTCGTTGTTCGCCTCTGTTAGAAGTGAATACTGCGAGAGTACCATCATTGTTTAGGAGGAACGCATAAGATTCTGGGCGATTGATAGCCCCTCGCAGTATAGTCATTTGCACTGGTTCATTAATCAAATGGCTTGATAAACCAGATACAGCAGTCGTTACATAAGCGGCCTCTGCATCAGAGTAGATATATTCTCTAAGAACAGAGCCTGTCTTTTGTACAAACAAAGTAGCACCGTCTAATGATTGCGGCCTAACAAAACTAGACCCGTAAGGCGTTTGTCTTTTAATCTGTGCATTGGTTGGGGTAATAGGTTTTTCAGTAAATGCTGGAATATACAACTCAGATGTACTGGTAAATATCTGCAAGTCACGATTAGATACAATATGACGAACAGTATTAATTTCACCAATACTAGCCGTAAGGTCTAGCGCATCATTGTCTTCTGCATCGCCTGTATCAAAATTAAAATATGCGGCAGACTTACTCGCCCATATTCCATCTGGTTGTGCAATCGTGCCGCCAAACCACAATCTATTTTCATGGAAGGCTACTGCGGCTGGATACCCACGCAATGCGCTGTACGATTGCTCTGCCCATTCTGTAGTTGGTGCGTGTGTGGTTATCTTGGGTGAGCCACCGCCAATCGCGGAGGAGTTAGCGTTCTGACCAGCGGTGACTACTATTACGTTTTGATTGCGTACTTCTTGTACAGTTCTTGTGCCATTGATTTGATTTGCGGCTATTCCGCCTACGCCACCTGCATGAGCAATAGTAATTGAATCGCCTACCACCAGACCATGCAAAGGAAAAGTAATTTCAATGTCTGAAATACTGTCTGTAGTTTCAATAGCATCTACATCCAAATGTACAGTAAGTTCGTCTGTAATATCACCAGTTGCTTGTGTTGCAGATTGCACAGAAGTAATTGTTATTTCGTTGTCGTGATAACGTAATACAGTCCCAACGTGTTTAGAATCTGGATAATTACCGCCAGATTGCGTTCCAGTTGTGTCAAAGTAATTTGCGCTTGTTGTTAATGTAACGCCAGTACCGCTAGTCGCAGATGGGTCAAGCGTTACATTCAATCCCTGAAATGAGTAATATGGCTGGTTAATTCTGTACCCATCAGCACTTTCTTCAAACTCAAATGTCTGCACCTCAAAGTCTGTCAGGCTGGTACGCACCAACTTACGCACCATAAAGGTTTGATGCGCTATAAACATAATATCCCCTGATTGGGCGTATGTGACCTCAGGAATGATATCATCAGTAATTGGCAGGGTAGCACTATTAACATCAGCAGTGATGGTGCTGACGAGGCTTACAGCCCCTGTAGTAGGGCTAATTTGAAACACCCTAATCTTTTCATGCTCAAGCGATACAATATAACGCTCATCATCAGAAAAAATAAAAGGTATAATTCTATGCTGTTGAGTCTTGCTTGTGTCTACAGTTGTATCAAACTCATAGATTTTTCTAGTGCCATAGCGTCTAAGCAAACCACCTTCGTTACGCAGAAAGAAGTTTTCTACCTTCTTCGCGGCATTTTGATACACCTTAGTATCAGTCCTAGAAACAAGCGATGGACTAATTTCACCAAACTGAAAGTTGCTAATAGGTATTTTAATACTTGGCATTAGCTACGCCTTTCAGCAATAAACCTCGATGTAACCAGCTTTCTAGCTGTCTGCTGTTGTGAGTCTAGGCTTCTAGCTTTTGCCATAGCTTCTGTTGCTTGTGTCTTCATAAGACTGGCAAGTTTAGAGTCTCTAGCAATAGATGTTGCAAATACAACAGCCAAAGCATACTCAACAGCTAATGTAAAATAAGAAGGCCAATCTTCTTCTTCTGCTCTATAAGTGTAATCTGCAATGACCACATCATTTGGGTCTGTATCTGCAAATACCTTAGAGCCATAAATCTGATATTCTATTGGTAAGTCTTGTACTGTAACAGCGTGTAACATCAACAAATCATTGGGTAGCTGATAAGCTCTGTCATAGCGGCCAGTAGGTGCGGCACTTAATAAATTTAATACAGCTTGGTTTGTAGAAAAACGCCAGCGTGAGTTTACCAAAGCGGCTCTAGCTACGTCCTCATACATATTGACCGAGACTAATGCCTCGGTTGTTCCATCGTTAAAAGATGTAATCGGGTCTGCGCCTATGAGTATTAAGGCTCTGGCGCAAATGTCGATTGGTGAATCTGCTGTAGTGCTTGCCATACGGTGATGGGGGGCTTACACCCCCCACTCCCTTATTAGTCAGAGTCAGTTGCTGTAACAGCAACACCATTAACGATGTCGATATTAGTGCCATCGCTCTGGTTGCAGTATGCGGTTGACACCACAGGAGTTGTTCCTGTTGATGACACAATAAACATTACATCATTTTTGTTAATCATTCCGATTGCATCAATGAAGTAATCTTCTGTGTTAATATCAGCAATAGGGTCAGCGCTTGTGTAAATCCACATACGCTGTGCTGATGAACCGCCAACTAGGGTTAGACCATCTGCTGAAAATGCCATAATCTTAACTCCTCTTAGTTGTTGTCCAGAACTTCGTAAACGCCATTGTCGTCAATAACGACAGAACCCATTGACATCATTGATGTGGCAAGGTGCGATACTTTTTCTGCGACATAGTTTAACTCTGTTGTTACGTCTGAGCCAATGCCAAGACCAACAGCAGTTGTATGATAAGCGATGTTCTTACCAGCAGTTACGGCTGATGTTGAGAAAATCTTGAAACCAAGAAATTCTTTCATTGTCATACCGCCAGCGAAAGGCAAGTTCTGTTCGCCAACAAAATCGCTTGAAGCGAACTCGTTGATTGCAAACAAATCAGCATAACCCTTCGGGTGCATAGCAAGATAACGTCCACCATCTTCGGGAATATCGGCAGAACCGAATGTCTCGAACAGTGTAAGCAGGTCAGCCTTATCAACTGCGGCCGCAGTGCTATTAATCTGCGTTGCATTAGCACCAGCATCCATAGCTGTAATAAGGATTTCGTCAGTCTTACGCCCCAATGCGGCGGCGGCAGACTTAGCAACTGCCTGACGTTCATCAATGTTGGTCTTCAATTCGTCCAACTTATCAATGTATTCTGCGGCATAGTAGTCAGCCATTGTTGCTTCCACATTAGTATGTGCAAGTTCCATAGGTGCTACGTTGCCGTTGCGTGATTTAGTTGAAGCAGAGCCTGTGCCAATCTTTTGGAAACGCACAGTGTTACCCCGTACACTTGATACAGTACGCACAGTGTTCCGCAATTTAGAACCCATGCGCTGATAAGCCATGTGTACCTCTGATTCAAACTGTTTAATAAAAGCGGTATCAATAGTATTCGCCATTTTACAGTCCTTTTCATTAGGTTAAGTTTCAGGTTTTTTGCGGTTGTCTGTGCTATCACCTCAACGCGATTGTCCTTTCGGGTCGCTCAGTGCATTACAGGCCGTTGATTTAAGTAATAAACATTATTTTGTCGCTCTCTGCAACGCACAAAACGCATCATTATGTGTCCATTCATTTCATAGGTTTCCTCGTCAAAGGTAAACCCACACCAACTTAACCACATAATTGTTTCGTGATGGTCAACAGGAACAAAGTTTTCTATAGAATCTAAATCGCCTTGCAGTATTTCAATAACCTTTTTGCATCCCCTCAAGAATGGACGAAAGTTATTGTTCACAGCACCAGTGCCAAGCATCCATACACGCCCCTGATTATCTTCAAGAGGCACAACACCGCACATAGCTATAGGTCTGTCATCTAATTTAATGGTGTATATACGAGAGCCACGAATAGCAAAAGGCTCTGTCAACGCCTCAATAGGCGGCAATCCCCATATCATGCACTCTCGTTTATCGTGAAACCGAAGGCTGTCAGCTATTTCTTCGGCATGATGAGGGCGACCGTCTATAAGAGATAGTCGCCCTACTCGCGCTAGTTCTTTAACCATACAGCTTCTTAAAGCCCTGCTCTACTTGCGCTACAAAGTTTTTATCGCGCCTAGCTGGGTCGTGATAACGTGGGTCGTTCATCATTTGCTGTAACTGTTGCTCATTGATAGCACCAAGCGGTGTGCCATCTGCGGATGGGCCAGCTTGTTTCATGGCTTCCATAATAGTTTCCAAAGCCATTACGCCCTCTGCTGTTTCGCACATACGCTCAATAGCAGGTAGCTGTTCCTCTGGAAAAAATTGGTTGGCAAACAAACTAGCCGCTTCTGTTCTTGCGTTAGCGTTATCACCTAGCTTACCTATTTCTGCATCATAGTCTGGAACATCTGCATTAAGAGCATTAAGGTACATATTAATACCTTCGCTAAACTCTTCTTGGCTGTAGCCATTTTCAAACGCAGTTTTAGACCACCAATCTAACAACTCATTATCTGCCGCTAGTTCTTCGTCAATACCTTCTGGCAGTTGATAATCACCAGCAGATTCAGGGCGATTAGCATAGGCTTCTGCTTCCATTTCTTTTAAGAAAGCATCACGGTACTCTTGTTCTTTTTGCCCCAGCTTTCCCTCAAGAGAAGAATATGCAGATGCCATATCCTCTGCTGACTTAAATTTTTCAGGCAACCACTCAGGACGCTCAGAAGAAACCTCTGTTGGTTCTGGTTGCAGTTGTGGGTCGCCACCTTCGGTTACTATTTCCTGTGCTTCTTCACTCATTTTCTTTCACCTTATGTGCGTGTCTTATTCTAGTTTCAATGAGGCCAACAATATATCGCTGGCCTTCGGCATGGCGTAACTCATCGTTGCCGACTGCCGCACCATGCACTGATTCGATTGTTATAGAACGCAAGTATTTTAAGACAGCCGCACCTGCTTCTGTCTGAAATACACTTGCAACATTTAGGCTTATTTTTGCGTCTTCACTCTTATTTCGATGAAAACCGTCAATACTTATATAGGCATTACCCTTGACCAAACATTTGCTCCATTGGCTGTTGCTGTTGCATCTGTTGTTGCTGTGCATACTGCTGTGCCATTTGGATTAGCTGTTTTCTTTCTTCTACATCCCTAATTAATAAATCAGGAACGCCAAATTTCTTAGCCAAGAAAGCGGCAGTTTCCTCAGAATTAATAAGGATATTCATTACCTCAGGCCCAAATACACCTTGCACCAACTCTAACCAACGTGAGACAGATGTAATATCTTGATTAGCTTGGGCTTGGGCTAAAGGCGATACCGACTTTACCTTGACCTCTCTGCCATTTAACGTTGGCAAATCAATCCTACCTTGTTTTTTCAAAATGTAAACAACCCTTGCAAGGACAGGCTGTACTAACTCTGCTTGCAGTCTGCCAAAAGCAGACCCAATACGCCTTGATAGGTCAGCCATTCTTTCCGCAACTTCTGTTGCAGATGCTGGTGTTCTGTCTGGATTGCCTAACATATCATTGTACAATGCACGTTTAATATTCAAACGCATATCTGAAAGCACAAGATTAGCTACGTCAAAAGAACCAGCCGCCTGAACGGGCTGTAACCCTAGAGAACCTGCGGCTTTTGGAATAACAGTTCCGGGGACAAGATTGATGGTATCTGGATTGATTACACCATCATCATCCATTTGATAGATGCCAGATATAGCCATCTGT